GATCAAAAAACAACGCAGCTGTCTTTAGTCTTGCCCGGCTCTTATACAGGAAAAATCCCAGAGGTGATGCCGTGGGAATAATCGGCAAGATGCTAAAAGCTGCCAGCGATACGTTTACCGCTCTTACTGTCGAAACGCGGAAGAGTTTTAGCGAAGAGCCGCTTTTATATTCTGCGGCTGGTGATGATTCTGTTCCGTGTAAAGACGATAGGGTTTTGTTGGTACAGGCTGGCGGTACCGGTGAACAGGTGGTTGCTGGTGTTTTAAATAAATCACAGGGCGCAAAGAGCGGGGAGAAGATTTTATTTGCCCGTGATAAAAACGGAAAAATTGTTGCAACAATCAAAATGCTTAATTCCGGTAATATCGAAATTGAAACAGACGGCGATTGTAAGATAAAAACGAAAGGAAAGACAGAAATCAACGGCAGTGATTACGGTGGACTTATTAAAATTGAAGAACTGAAAATGCAATTGCAAAAAAATACGGCAATTCTTAACGGGTTGCTCGGTGTGTTGAAAGTTTCTGTTACAGAACCGGGAAACGGCAGCCCGTCTGCATTTCAAGCGGCGTTGCTGAGCGCAATTGGAACAATGCAGACGGGAGATTTCTCAAATATTGAAAATAAGAAAGTGGTGCATGGAGGCGGTTAATGGGCGATTTTGAAGGCGATGTTCTTTTGATTGAAACGCCGGACGGGGGTGATATTGTGCTTGAAGGTGGCCTTGTAAAACCGTGTAAAGACTTTTCAACGGCTGTCTATCTGTCTCTTTTCGGCGGTAACAAAGATGATGCCGGTACGGTTAAAAACCGGCATACGTGGTGGGCTAATACGCTTAAAGAAACACAGGAAAGTGAAAAGGTGGTTTCGCGGTTTCAGGCGGTGATTACTGGGTTGCCTTTGAGCGTTAAAAATATACGGAAAGCAGAAACGGCGGCCGTGCTTGATTTGGAATGGTTAAAGAGCGGTGGTGTGGCTGATGAAATTATTGCGGACGGAAAAACAAAAGATAAGAATACGTTTATACTAAATGTTGAAGTAAAGAACAAGGGACAACAGCTCTATCAAAAAGAGTTTGCCTTGTTGTGGAGGCATGGAATAGATGGCGTATAAAAACAAAACGATTGAAGAAGTACAGCAGCTTTTAATCCGGTCTTTTGAGCATGAATTTAATACGCAGTTACGGATTCTGCCTAAATCTTTTATTAAGATTTTATGCAAAGTGTTTGCGGGTGTTTTTATCGTTGTATATAAATTAGTCGGCTGGTATTTTTTACAAATGTTTCCGGAAACGGCTGATTGGAAAGAAGTTACGATTTTAGGAGTACGGCTCAGGCCGCTTGTTAAGTTAGGCGTTTTGTTCGGTGTCGGTGAGCCGCTGGCGGGTGTGCAGTGGCGGGGTATAATAACTATTGATGTTTTAACGCAGGGAAGTGTTCTGTATTCCGGTACACAGTTAAAAAGCAGTGCAACAGGAAAACTCTATATAGTGGAAGAAACAAAAACCCTATTGCAGACAAAAGAAAATATTTCAATTGTTTGCACGGAAATAGGAACGACTGGAAATCTTGAGCAAAATGATACGCTTAACTTTGTTAATCCGTATGGCTTTATAAAAACGGAAGCGGTTGTTTCGGATGTTGCAAGGGTTGGGTTGGATAACGAGCTTGAATCAAGTTACCGCAACAGGGTTATTAACCGGTTTCGGTTACAGCCGCAAGGCGGCGCATTAGCGGATTACCGGATTTGGGCGTCGGAAGTTCCGGGCGTATTGAATGTATATCCATACAATGATAAAGAGCAGCCGGGTAGCGTGCTGCTTTATGTGTCCGGTATTTCTGATGTATATGCCGATCGTATTCCTGATAAAGGCTTATTAAAAAAGGTAGGGGAGGCATGTACGTATGATCCTGAAACAGGCAAGGCAACACGGAAGCCTTTAACGGCAATGCTTGATCCGAAAAACGACGGTTCATATTCAAATGTAAAACCGGTTAGCGTTGCGGTCTTTGATGTTGTAATTACTGGCGTATCAGGAATTGTCCCTGCAGATTTTGCGCAGGTAGTAAAGCCCGCATTACAAAATTATTTTTTAGATAGAGACCTGTACATACGAGGTCTTTCCGATGATAACAACCGGACGAATGTTGTTTCAAAAAATCATGTTATAACGGTTATCAATCAAATAGCAGTATCCGTCAAGGCGATATTTGAAACCGCGGAGATACGAAAAGATGGAAAGGTTGCGCCGTTGTATACTCTTGATAACGGTGAATTAGCAAGGCTTGGCGCTTTAGCGATAGATGGAGTGCAGTATTGAGCGTTTTTTTTGATGCGATAAAATTGTTGTTTCCTCGTTCGAGAGCTTTTAATTTTACAATAGACAGTGATAAGCGAAAGTTAATAAAAGCGATTGCTGTTTTGCCGGAAGATATACGGCATGAGATGGAACGGGTTTACTTCGACATGTTTCCCGAAACAAGCCGTTGTATTGAAGATTGGGAAAAGGTTTTTGCTGTCGTTTTCTCAAGTAAAGAATTGGAAAAACAGCGGAATGTTCTTGCTGCTTTGTGGCGGATAAATAAAGGTGGGCAATCTGCGGTATTTCTCGAAAGTATGTTAACGAACATCGATGCAAATATTTTAGTTGTTGAAAACACACCAGTAAGCAATCCGCGCCAGCGGAGTATTACGAATGTTGCCGTGTGCGGAAATAAAAAGCTGTGTTGTAAAAATGCAAAAGCTGTATGTGGTTATAGAATTGGAGATGAAGGTTTTTCACCTACAATTTTACGGAACGATGTTTCTGAGCTGTACTCAATTAAAAATGATCGACGGTTTTGGGTATATTGCTATTTTATTTGTAAGAGTGTTGTTCGCAATAACAAAAATGAAATTCTTTATATTGAAAAATTGCAAATAAAAAAAGAATTTAGAAATTATATAGAATATTTAATCTTAAAAATCAAACCGGTACATACGGTTGCTGTAATGTTTATAGAGTGGGTATAGATAAGTAGAAATATAAAGTAAAGGTGGAGGTTATTAAATGATAAAAATTGATCAAAATTATACAGATTATCGGGATGATACTGATCCGAAGTATCCTGGTGGAAAAGCAATTAATGCGACGACAGCTGAAAGCACAGATGGTACACCATTGCTGGCAGACTGGATGAACGATATTAATGGTGCGTTTCAGGCTATTTTTATAGAAGCGTTTGGTGATATAAACAAAGTTTCCGGTAAGCCTGATAATGCAGAAGAATCGGATGTGTTAAAAGCAATTAAAAAACTATTGCCAAAATTGGCTTCACAAGGCGATTATTCAGGTAAAAATTCCGTACAAGGCATCGGCTTAGTTAAGACGGCGAATAGAGCCCCTAATACAAAAGAAATACAGCTCAATGAACCGTGGGCAGCAAGTCCTAATTGGGTGTATAATCTTCTTACAGGTGGTGCACAGGATGACGTAAATAACGCTGTTACAGAAGTGTTAAAGAAACGCGTTGATGGTTGTAATGCCGACACTGTTGATGGCTATCACGCAGGTAATGGTACAGGTATGCTTGTGCCGGTAACCGCTTTCAGTGCAATCGGCGAAACTGGCTATATAAAATTCGGAAACGGTTTGCTACTGCAGTGGGGGGGGAAAAGCGGAGTTTACCTATTTAACAACCCTTGGACATCTTTTTTCTTTCCACTGTCTTTCCAATCGACCGATTATGCAATTGTTTGTATGGTTGAATTAGACGGCGCTCTTGAAGTTGGGGCTTGTTCGATAGTAGAAAAAAAACGGTCGGGCGTTAGTGTAAGAATATGGAATGATAATAATTATCGAGAGAACAGTGGCGAATTGAATTATATTGCTGTTGGTCTATAAGAATATAGGATGTTACGCTATGATTTATGTTTTTAAAAGAATCGAGAACGATATGGAGCAATATGGTTTTGCGCTTGAGCAAAGTAATGATTGGCTTGCATATCAGAAAATAACAGAAGAAGAACATATGCGATTGTTTAAGGGTCAATCGGAAGGAAAAATCATCAAATTTAAAAATGATGCGACACCGTATCTAGCTGATCCTGAACCTCAAAAAACAGAAAAAGAACAGTACGATGCAGGACTTATCAGCAAGGAAGAATATAACGCATACATTGACCGGCAGCGGCAAACAGCATATCGGCAAGAAACTGACCAACTTGGAATGCAGGTAATGCGCGGTGAATTAGATAAGTCCAAATGGCTTGCTAAAATTAACGAGATAAAACGGCGCTATCCAAAGGAGGAATAGCAACAGAATCCTGTTGGAATAACTGGAGTGGTGTCTATTTCAATTTATCCATTTGAGTGTTAAATATTCTTTGACCGTCTGCGGCGGGTTTTTCGCAGGATGGCAGGAAAAACGGTTGCGGCGGTGTACGGGTTTGTGTTTTTGAAAAGCTGTATGCTTGTTTCAATCTGAACGATACGTTTCCGTTTTTTGCTTTAAAGCGGATAACTTTGTGCAGGTTGCCGCCGTAAGATAATAATTTACCTGTCTTAAATGCGATATATGCCCGTGCGACTTGCCGGGCTTTTTTTGATGCTATGTTCTTTTTGAATGTACCGCGTACTTTTTGTGTTTTTACTTTATTGACTCGATATATTCTTGCAACCGGTCTTGCTCGGTTTCCGCTTCGGGCAATGTCGGTAGGAATGGCAAGTGTGGAGCCGGTAGCCGGTTTGTGTATACCACCTTTTTCTTGCCGTTCCATATAGGTAGCTTTTTCTGTTACGCCAATTGTTGAATGTATTGCATGGAGTGCATAGCGTCCTTTCGGCATTTGATCATACTGTACTTGACGTGTTGTAAAGGTGTTGCGCAGTGTAAAGGTGCCTTTCATGGTTTTTACATTCTGTTTTTTCGCAAGCGCAGCTTGGATATTAACCGTATTTGTTGCCGCCTTTATAATCCGTTCTTTAGCATCGGTCGTTAAAAGATGAAAACTTTCAGGATCGTTAATAATCATTTTTGCAATCTGCGACATAATTCATTCCTTATTTAAAATAGTTCTAATTGATTGTGCAGTACGATTGTAAATTGCAGCAGTGTCGTTTTTGCTTTTCTATTGCTGTTGCACTGTTTTTGTATATCTTGTTTCGCTGCCGATAGTGCGGCGGTTATCGATGTGTGTATAAAAGCTGTTTCATGCGGTGTTTTTTGCCTGATGATGCGGTGGATTTTTAATTTATAGCCGTATGCAAAAAGATTATTCCGCCGGTATATCGTCAATTCAATAAAGTCGTCATAATGGCGTTCATGCAGTTGTTTTACCGTATCGTATTCGGAATATCCTGTGTGTGCTAAAATATCGATAGGTGATGCCGGTATCATTATTCTTTCCTTATGCAAACGGGTCTTCATTGGGGGGCGGCATGTCATCGGATGGTGTAAATGCCGTACTATTTTCAGGGATAAGGGTGGGTTGCGTTGCTTCTCCTTCAATCTTTTTAAGCCGCACATTGATAAAACATAAGACGGGGTTACCATTTATTTTTTTCTGTTTATACTTAATTTCGATGTAGTCATGCTTCATAAAACGTACAAACTTGTTACGGGTGAGCGCTTCTTTATCATCAGCTGCTAATTCGTAGTAATTAAGATACTGGTCGTATACCGCTTGTACTGTTTCAAAAGCGTCGCCGGACATATCAATTTCAATACAATCCGATACAAATTTATCGAGGTCTGTTTCCTGATCCTTTACGTAGTTCTCTTTGTAGTTCTTGCATTCTTCCGATAGGGGGATTGCCCCTTCATATTTATATTTTAATTCAATATACAGGTTTGCAAAGTATTTAATAATTGCAGGGTATTCTTCCCGTATCGATTTTAAAATTGTTGAAAGAGACTTTGTGTCTTTACCTCCTTTTTTGTGCTGTACGGAAAAGGGAATGACAAGCATACGGTCTATGGTTGCTTGTTCGTGTGCATCAAAACGCGGGCTGTGGTTCGTACACATAATAATCTGTGCGGTCGGAGTAAAATCATGCGGGTCTTTGTAAAGTCTGCGGGCGGTAAGCGTATCATTACCGGTAAGTTCTTTCCATAGTGCAGCGTTCAAATAGCCGTTGCGTTCCGTCTCCTGCACGATAGCAGCGCCTTTTCCTTCAAGGCGGGCAATATACGGGGTTGCTTCGTTCCCTGATACCCGTCGTTTGTTTTGGGAAACTAGAATATCAGCAGGGATGCGGTCTATCATATCAGTATAGACATCTTTGAGTAACTCTATCGTTGTAGTTTTGCCGGTATGCGTTTTCCCGATAAAAATACCGCCGTATTTAAATTGCATATTTCGCGACGGGATAAGTGATAAATAATACATCAATGTTTGCAAAGTTTCTTCATTCTTGAAGTTTGATTTCATAAACGCAAGGAAATTAGTCGGTTCTGTAGCTTTCTCTACAGCTTCCATACGGTACGGCAGCACATCGCGTCGGTATTCTTCGGGTGTTGATTTTCTAAAGACAATTTTGTTGCCTGAAAAATCCATAACACCGTCAATCAGTGTGAGCGATTCTTGTACGGTCGGCCCGTCAAAAAGGACGTTTTCACGGAATACTTCCGGCTTAAGACCGGAAAGGTCTTGTGCCAGTTCTACACGGAAACGCCGTGCTTCTATTTTTAATAGCAATTCATATATTTTTGTTTTCCCTTCTCTGGATATTCCGAGAAAAGAACGTAAGACATTTGCAAGAATACTATAAGCAACGCCTGCTATATCCGGTTCACGTGTCCAAATATGTCCGTTAAAAAAATAGTGCCTCTTTTCATTTTCTACATAAATGAGTCGCCCTTGCAGTACGTCGGAAACAAGCATCGAAGCGGAACGGACTCCGCCGGTTGTTAAAAATTGCAGCGCATTTGCGTTTTTACGCATTGCTTCGTAGTCAATTTCGACGATGGTTTTTTGCTTTTTAATTTTTGCAAGGATTTCTTTTTCCGGAATAAGCGCCCGTTCAATCGCTTTTTGCAAATATTTCGACGTGCCGTATTTTTCACACGCTTCAATCAGAAAATAGGGTGTATAGTCATTTTTATTTTCAATTTGTTCGGGTGTTGCCCCCCATTTTAATAATTCTTGCGTAATTTGGCTGTTGTCGCACGCTTTTATACAGGCAGATACGAACGGCTGCACATCTTTATCGTCCACATCTGCAAGGGGTATCTTTTTTAAAAGGTTGCGCAGTTGTTTAATACCAACGGTGTCAAATGTTTCCCAAAGTACGGCAGGTTCTTTATCTTTCTGTTCCGGCGGTGTGTATTCCTTTGCTTCTTTAATCGCTTGCAATACTGTTTCAATTTTACCGGCGCAAATGGCGGCATCTTGGTCTTTATACGGAAATTCGTCGGGCAAGGACGCAATTTTTATTATGCCGTTATAGCCCGCTTTTCGTAATGTATCAGGAAGATTTGTTTTCCGTTTATCGTTTTCATTGATTGCGACTAATCCTGATGCTTTGCGCCCTGCAATATCTTTATCAAAAAAAATGATGATTTCGGGAACCGATAATAAATACTGTTTTATTTTAGGGCCGGTTAAACCTTCTGTGCCTCCTGTTGAAAAGACGTTTTCTATTCCTGCAGCAGCGCAGGAAAGAGCATCCATTTCGCCTTCTACTAATATAACCGGTTTCTTGGTATCAATTACGCCGGGCATTGGAAATGTTTTACAGCTTTTTGTGCCGCGTTTTTCACATATGAAATTTTCGTAATAATGCAGCTTATATCCTGAACCTAATTTGATAATAACGCCGGAATGCTGCCAGCTTGAATATCCCTTTATAGGATGCGGCAGCGGAACGCCAGCGCCGCGCAGNCTTCGGCGCTGGCGATGTCGTAGCCTGGCCAGTAAAAAAAATACTTTACCAAATTTCTTGCAATGCCTGGAGGATAGTCAGTGCCGGAGCCACTGGTTACGTTTGCCCGTGTCTGAAGAAAGCTCCGTATTTGATTTTCTGATTTCTTATTGCCGACAAGATATTTTTCAAATGCAGCACAGGCTGCAGCGTCCGGTGTAAAGGTTTCTTTTTCTGCTGTTTGTTTTTCCGATTGTTTAATTGGGGTGTATCCGCTGCCGAATGCGGCTTCGACTGCTTTGAATTGTTCTTTTTTATCGGTAATACCTTCTAAAATACCTACGGCGTCATAAATATCGCCGTGTATACCGCAATTTCCTGAATAGCACATAAAGCGATCTTCAAACAATTCGCATGACGGGTTTCGGTCTTCATGTTCAGGATTAAAACAACGGACAAGTCCCCTTTCTGCTTTTATGCCTTTTATCCGTAAATACTCTATCAGTCTGTTTTTGTATTTGTCAAAGTTCATGTGTTACCTACCAATTCCTGAAAATAAGCTGCCGTGTGTCATTTGTTTGTATAATCAAAGAGACAGAGCCGTTCTTTGTAAAGGTCTTTATATTTAGGGTTAAGCTCTATTCCTATCCAATTTCGATTAAAAAATCTCGCCGCTTCTGCTACAGTTCCGCTACCGAAAAATGGATCGAGTATCACGTCCCCTTCACGGCTTCCTGCTAAAATACAGGGGCTAATGAGCGCCATTGGAAAAGCGGCAAAATGCGCTCCCTTATATGGGCGCGTTGGGATTGTCCATACGTCCCGCTTGTTGCGCTTCGTAATGTCATAATCACTGTCTTTCCTGTTTAACCGTTTTTGCGGGCTTTCTTGTTTGAACGGATCCCGTTTGTCATCTCTTCTTAAATTGTACGAAGGATGCATAGCGTTTAATTTGCTTGCATATCCATATTCACGGTTTCGTATTATTGCAGGCAGACGGTTTTCAAATGTTACCGAATCCTCTTTTATTGCTTCTGCATTAAAATAATAATTCTTATGTTTAGATAAGAGAAAAATATACTCATGTGATTTTGTACAGCGGTCTTTTACCGCTTCCGGCATTACGTTTGGTTTATGCCAAATGATATCTTGTCGTAAATACCAGCCATCTTTCTGTAACGCAAACGCTACCCGCCACGGTACTCCAATTAAATCTTTCGGCTTTAGCCATCCTGATAAGGGTGTTGGCTTGATAATTCCCATCCGTCTACCGGTATGGGCGCTGTCTTTACATCCTTCTTTTAGCGTGTAGTTTTTACCGGCTGCATTTCTATTCTTGCCGCTCCCTGCATAGCTGTCTCCAAGATTAAGCCATAAAGTGCCATCGTCTTTTAAAACGTGTTTTATTTTATGAAATACATCTACTAGGTTATAAATATAGTCTTCTACCGTTTCTTCTTGACCGATTTGCCCGTTTATTCCATAATCACGTAATTGAAAATATGGCGGAGATGTAATGACTGTCTGTATTGATTTTTTAGGCAGAGTCGGTATTATTATACGAGCATCACCGATATGTAGTGTATTTATTATATCCGTTACCATATTTGCAGTCTCCCGTATTCGTCGTAAATATCATCCGCTTTTCTTATTGGTTTTAGCTGTTCCGGTTGTGCTGCTGCCGGTTTTTGCTGAACGGCGGTAGCCGGTTGTTTTGCTTGTTCCGAACGGGATACGGCGGCTGGAGGTGTTTTATGCCGTATATCGACAATTATTCCTTCAAACACCTTTTTAACGGTGTGTACTTTTAGCGGAAGCGCCGCTATACCGGCTTTTTGTAGTTGCCGTATTTCCGTAGGACTGTATTTTGTTCCGTCCTGACAAAAAATCCAGCCCGACGCACAATGATAAGCGGTGTTTTGTTTCAGTGTTTCGCTGTATTTATACAGCCATCCGGGTTTATTCGGCATTGATTACGCCTCTGTGTCTGTATGCAGCAAGGCGATAATATCGTAAGCCGCTTCAATTTTTGCCTGCTCAAGTAGTTTTGCTTCGTGTGATTCAAGCGTTTCAATAGTATTCTGCACTGCTTTAATGTAGGCCATTATTTCGCCGAACACAAATTTTGAACTGATCAGCTTATCGGCCACAGGTATTTTCTCTTCGTGTATTGCCGCGTTGTTTGATTTCGGTTCCGAATGGGAATGCGCTTGTTTTTGATCTGCTTGCGAAAAAGACTGTACCGGTTGCCGGCTTTCTTGTTTACGGCAAGGCGGTGTTTTCGGTTGTTGTAAGGCATCCTCTGTTTTTTCTGCCGAAAGAGAAACGGAGGATAATACGGCAGACGGCGCAGGTTCTTTAACGGCAGCGTTGCCGGATTGAATAATCATATCCGGTTCTTCCGGCTGGTGTGTATTGCTTTGTGTTTCAGGTTCCGGGGGTGTCGGTTGTGTAGCGTTGCTTTTATAAGCGCGGATTACCGATTCTGCAGCAGCTCTGGTTCCGCCGAGCGCCGCTGTTTTTTCGATTAACGGTTTTAGGTCGGCTTCGGGGATAGTACGGAACAGGTTTAAAGTTGTCGTTTCGTACTGTTTGGTGTCAATCTTTTGCTGCTGTAGGAGCAATCTGATTCTATGTGCTGCCAAATGCTTTGATACCCACTGTTCTGTTTTTGCCAGCTTTGCGCCGATTTCCCGTTGTGAAATACCGGTTGCAAGCATTTCGGCAACGCCTTGTTCCCGTTCGGCCGCCGTTAAATCATTCCGCTGTATGTTTTCAATGAGCTGCAGTGTAAGGGTGTCGCCGGTTTTTACAACGGCATCGATCATATTGAAATCGTCGCCTTTTGAACAAAGATATTCAAAAGCTCTTTTGCGACGGTGTCCGGCTATCAGTTCATACTGCTGAATACCGGTATCCGTTATGCTTGCACGTTTAACGACGATGGGTTGCATCAATCCCGAATCTTTTATTGATTGGGCAAGCTCTTCAATATCCTGATACTCTTTGCGGACGTTGCCGGTTTCGATGATTTGAGAAAGGCTTATTTTTTGTGTTACGCCTGCCGGTTCTAATTTAGGCATGATGTATCTCCTTTAATAAAAAAATCGATGTACTGTTCAAGCCGGTTTTTTACCGCTTGCTGCAGCGGATAGTTCACATTCTCTGTCAGCCGTTTTAGGGACTTTATATCGGGGATGCTGCCGGGAATAAGAAAATCGCCAAATGCTGCGTTGTATTTTTCGATAATGCCCGGTTCGTTTGTCTTGCTGTTTGCTTTATTGATACATACATACGTGTCTGCTTCGATGCAGCAATTTTGCAAAATATCGAAATAAAGTTTGATTGCAGAAAAATCGAGTGAAGAGCACGTGCCGGGAAGGATGAGTACATCAGAGGCAAATACGGCATTTCGTGTATGTGCGCACCAATGTCCCGGCGGATCGATTAAAATATAATCGTACTTTTCTTTTAATCCCGTCTTTTGCAGATTGATTTTTAGCTGCATATCCATAATGTTATTTAAAAGATGATTTTCAAGGCAGGACGGAATGATGTCGATATATTCTTTTGCCGGATAGACGCCTTTAAAATCTGTTACGGTTTCTGACAAAAGATTTTTGGAGGTTATATCTTGAAACAGTTTATTGTAACAGCGGGAGACGGTACAGTTGCTATCGAGGTCTATAATGAGCGAGCGGTACCCTCTGCTTGCAAGTATTTCGGCCACTGCTGTTATAATCGTCGTTTTACCGACGCCGCCTTTGTAACTTGATACGGTTATAATTTTTGCCATCTGGAGAGTTCCTTCTTAAAATGGAATGTTGTCGGGATATTCGCCGGTAGACGCCGCTTGTGGCGTATCTTGTGCATCGCTTGCTTGCCCTTTATTTTTGGGTGAGCTGAGCAGCACGATGTTTTGAATGTTTAGAACTACGTCGTTATGCCGTACCTCGTTTTTATCCGTCCATGGATTGTGGTTTAATTCCGCTTCGATGGCAATTTGTTTGCCTTTTGAAAGATGTTTTTGCATCGATTCGCCGTATTTACCCCAGATGGTACAGTTGAAAAAATTAACCCGTTCTTCCCATGTGTCATCTTTTTTATACGATTTGTTGACTGCAATGCTGAATGTCGTGCAGGCTGTGCCGGACTGTGTGTACTTTAATTCGGCATTCGCTGTTATTCTGCCGGTAGCAGTGAATTTATTAAGGTCTGTCATGCTGGTTACTCCTTGTCCTTTTTAATGAAGGTTGCATTATCTTCCTGTATATTTTGTGCACTATGAGAAATGCGCTGGAATTCCGCAACGGCATCCCAAAGACTGTCGAATGTTCTAACATTTGAATCGTCGATGTCCGCTGTTGTTTGCGCGATGCAAATATTGCCGAATTCCAACAAGCCGGTGTAATATTCTTTCTGATCCGGCCGGTCGCTTAAAATCAGCTTAATGATATATTGATGGTTTCCGTTTTTCATCATTGCTTGCTCCTTTCCGCATAATTTGCGGGGATGGTTACGCCGTATTTTTCTGCGTATGCTTTTAGGCTGTGGTCGGTAACAGACAGCCACTCTATAACGTCCTGTTTATGCCAGCTTTTGCGGCCGCAAACGTATTGGGCGTTTGTTCCGCAGCACGGCTGCAAAAAGAGCTTTGACTTATAAGTTTCTAATGCACCACCGCCTTTCAGTTTGCAGGCAGTGTCAAGTGTTACCCATTCGGGAAGGTTGTTGAAAAAATCTTTTTGCTCTTCAAGTTCTCTGTTTTCTTTTATGAGCGCGATTGCCTGCGAAATTTTTAAATCCAGTACTTGGAATTGATAATCTTTTTCGTTCATAGTCCGTACCTCATTTTTGCGGCTGCTTTGCGAGTTTGTACCCATATTGCAGTAGCGACAAAGTTTCCCTGTATTGTTGCCGGATGTCCGCGCCGGTTTTTGAGTGTTTTCCAAAAACTTACACCGGAAATGCCGGTTTCGATGTTTGCGATAAAAAAACTTTTGTAAAATAAGCCGTTGATATACAGCGGTTCTCGTTTTCCTTTTCTCATAGCAAAAAAAAGACGGCTTACCGTTTCGCAGTTAGTCTTACGCTGTCGGCCCCGTGCCGTCCGGCTATTCCTTGCTTTATATAGAAGACGGTAAAACCGGCTTTATCCTATTGGAACTGCGGCAGGTTTCCGTGAAATGGGTGCTGGCTGGGCAGCTTTTCTAGCTTGTTTGCTTGCTCTTTTCTGAGCTTGCATTCCCGCAATGAATGTTGCGAGATTAGAGTTTTGCTCTTCGCTTGCCTCAAGGACAAATTTAATTAAATCGTCTTTTGCTGATTTTCTTATCTGCATATTAACTGCCTCCTCGTCTGAATTAACTATGTTGATTATATAGTTAATAAAGTTTACTGTCAAGCGTATTTTGATTGACTTAGTTAATTATTTGAAGTATTATGCATCAATAAGGGGGTAATATGACTTTATCAGAAAGGATTCGTATCATTTTAGAAGCAAGAGGATGTAATCAGAAGGAATTTGCAGAAATGATAGATGTTTCAACTGCCTATGTCTCAAAATTATTAAGAGGCGAATCGGGAATGTCTAGCCGTACCGCGCAAGTGGTAGAGAATCAGACCGGTTTTTCTAAAGAGTGGATTTTGAATGAAATCGGGCCAAAAGAGGTGGTAAAAAGGCATTTATCTTCCTTGCAAACAAAATTGCTTGCTGAAATCGAAAATTTAACGGAAGCGGAGGCGCGCGCTGTATATGCTTACATTGAGGTTCAAAAAAAACTAAAAGAAAATCAGGAGGCGGAACATGGAAAAGAATGAGATTGTCCCATTCGGCTATGATGATCAGTTGCTGCGTACCGTTGTGATAGACGGTATGCCGTGGTTTGTTGCAAAGGATGTTTGTGCAGCATTGGAATTAACAAATCCTACTGAAGCGTTAAAGGCTTTAGACGATGATGAAAGGGGTTCCCTAAGAATCTCTGAGGGAACCTCTCTTAAAGGCGGTAATCCAAATATGAACATTATCAATGAATCCGGCTTGTATACGCTTATTATGCGGTCGAATAAGCCGGAGGCAAAGCGGTTCCGTAAATGGGTTACTTCCGAGGTTTTGCCGAGTATCCGCGCAACGGGGCAATATACCATGCCTCAACTGGTTGAAAACCGGCTTGCAGCTATGGAAAAAATGCTTGTTGATAACGCAGGCCGAGGTGAAGAAATCATAAAAGAGCTTGCGGTTATGAAGGATCAGTTTGAAACAATGGATGTTCTCCAACGGGATCAATTATTCGAGATACAACAAGAAATTGACGGATTAAAAGGTGTTAAAGAGGTTGTAAGTGATTTAAATGCTGCGCGGAAAGAAGTTAAGGAGAAAGACCGCTATTTCCAGCTGGACGAAGACATTGCGACGTTTTTCAAAAATCACATTGCAACGGATGTGCTGCCGATGACGTGTACAAAGGTTATCGATTTATGGGATTTATTTCATTACGACTATGACAATAAATACAAGAAAGCGGAATTTTTAGAGCGTTTTAAAATGCTTTATCCGCAATTTACGTTGTTCAAGCGCAAGAATGTCTATGTTTTTGAAGGCTTCCTGTTATTTGATAAACACGGCGCATGTAATTAGGGTCAATAAAAAGGTCAAGTAATACAACAACCTATAGCAGCGCTTGACCGTTCTTTTCTTCTATTATATAGTCCATAGTAAGCTATAGTTATATATAGCAATGTTTAGCGGGCTGGTTTACCCCCGTGCGACCCGTTTTACTCCGCACTAGAATCGGTGGCATCAGTAGCATGTGCCGCAAATTCATCGAGTTTTCTATGCAAGGTTTTGCGTCCGATGCCGAGTATATCGGCGGTTTTCGACTTATTTCCATTATAGGCGGCGAGCGTTTCCATGATGATGTGCCGTTCCGCTTCGGCGAGGGGGGTGCCGATTTGGATGCGGATGGAAGAATTCTGCTCCGCTTCGCGTATCGGTTCGGGTAAATCGGACAGGCGGATGGTATCGTCCGAGCTCATCACGACGGCGCTTTCCAGACAGTTCCTCAGCTGCCGAATATTGCCGGGCCAATCGTAGGCATAGAGCGCTGCGCGGGCTTTCGGTTCGATGGTGGTAATCTGTTTTGCGTTTTCTTCCGTAAATTCTTTGATAAAGGCGGCAATTAGCAGCGGGATATCCTCTTTCCGTTCCCGAAGCGGCGGCACGTGGATATGTACCACATTCAGGCGGTAATACAGATCGCTGCGGAATGTACCGGCGGCGACTTCCTTTTCAAGATCGCGGTTGGTTGCCGTAATAAGACGAGTATCTACCGTGATTGACTTTTCGCCGCCCACCCGCTCGAACTGTTTTTCCTGCAATACGCGCAGTATTTTTATCTGCAAACTCTGATTGATTTCTCCGATTTCATCCAAAAAGATCGTGCCGCCGTCGGCAAGTTCAAAGCGTCCCCGCTTTTGGCTGACCGCGCCGGTATATGCACCCTTTTCGTGCCCGAACAGTTCGCTTTCCAGTAAGCTTTCCGCAAGCGCGGCGCAGTGCACCTTGATATAGCTGTTGTTTTTTCGCGGGGAAAGGTTGTGGATTGCGCTTGCAATAAGCTCTTTCCCCACACCGCTTTCGCCGGTGATAAGCACGGATGCCCGTGAGGGAGCAACCTTTCTGATCATCTCAAAGACATGCTCCATCGCCGCGCTCTTCCCGATGATGTGCTCGAATGTTTTGTCCGACTGCATCTGTTCGACAAGTTCGCGGTGCTGCAGCACCAGCTCGCGGTTCTGGAGAGCGCGTTTTACCAGCAGGGAAAGCCGGTCAAGGTCGAGCGGCTTGGTTAAAAAATCATACGCGCCCATGCGCATCGCTTCGACGGCGGTTTCGACGGTACCATGGCCGGTCAACACGATAACCGGTACGCCCGGCGT